AAAAATACTTAATCGGAACATAACCATGAAAATGCCTTGTCCACATTGTGCTGAACGCTTATACATCCGCACTAGTCGCGCTATTTCATTATTAACCCGCGAGTTATATATGCATTGTCGTAATATGGATTGCGCTTATACCTGTCGAACGCTGATGTCGATTACCAAGACCGTTGCCTCAAGCCGACAGCCTAACCCCAAAGCCTATTTGCCCTTAGAAGCAGAAAGTACCTCAGATGAACGGCTGCACTACAACACCAAGCAACACGCTGGATACAGCACTTAAAAGCCGTTTGTAATTTCTAACCATTAAACACCGTTGTTGATTTTTAGCGCCGAATCAGGCGTTAAGGGATTGTTTTATCTAAATTTTGGAGACAGTGATGAAACGTATACGGATTTATCGTTTAAATGATACCTGGGCAGTCATGAGTCCGTGGCACCAACGTACCTTGGCTCGCGCTCGCTGGCGTCGATATATTCAGTGCTTCTTACATCTTCTCGGGGATAGAAAATGAAAGTTACCCACTTTTGGCTTATCAACGGAGAAAAAACTGTGATGACAGCACAAGATGTTTTTGATTTTGCATTTAGTCAACCACGCGACCCGCGAAGCGAGGCATATAAACAGGGTGTGTTGTCTTGTCTGAGAAGGCGCATTGATGGCCTGCCTGATTGCAAAAATCCATATAGCCTCGGTACAGCCGAAGCTGATGCCTGGTGGGCAGGAATTGATGAAGGATTAATGATTGTACGTGAACTTATCCGAAAATCCAAAGAACGGATGAGCAATCTGGAGACATTATGAAATGTCTATTACCAACGAACGATATCCGTATTCAAGACATGCACCGTCGACTTTGCATCACGACACCATTAACGCAGATTTCTCCAAAGCAGCTTGCTGTTCTTACGGTAATGGTACGTAAAACCATCAAATCATATAAAAAACAGGGTAATACACGAAAATGAACCCCTCTCTACTCCAAGACATCACCAACCGTCTGCTAGCAGATTATGCTTTTAAAGAGAAACAAAATTGGCTACAGCAAGGAATTTGTCCCTCCTGTCATAAAAAAGAGCTATATACCCATGCCGAGAAACCTTGGGTATTACGCTGTGGACGTTTAGATAAATGTGGCTGGGAGGGACACGTCAAAACACTTTATCCAGATCTATTTGATAACTGGTCAAAACGCTTTGCAGTACAAGCTTCGCAACCACAAGCAACCGCCGATGCTTATCTGCATCTTGCACGTGGTTTTGACCTCTCTAAAATCAAAGGTTGGTATACCCAGGAAGCTTACTATGATCGTGAGGCTCAAGCAGGAACCGCAACCGTGCGTTTTACGATTGGGAAAAATAGCTATTGGGAACGTCTAATTGATCAGCCATCCCGTTTTGGGAAAAAGAAAGCGCGCTTTAAGCCAGGTGGCTCACATGCCGGTACATGGTGGCAACCGCCGTCATTGAGTCTTAATGCCGTAAAAGAGCTTTGGTTAGTCGAAGGTATTTTTGATGCAATCGCACTCGATCATCATAACCTTTCCGCGGTTGCTTTACTCAGTTGCAATAACTATCCAGAGCAGGGATTAGCCGATTTAGCAAATCAATATACTTGCCAAACAAAACGACCCACTCTTATCTGGGCATTAGATAATGATCGCGCAGGACAAAGTTATACACTGCGCTGGGTTGAACGTGCACGTGCGGCTGGATGGCAATGCGAGGCCGCACAAATCCCACAAACCAATCATGCAATCAAACTTGATTGGAATGATATGCATCAGCGTGAGCGTTTAACGCCATCACATATCAAAACCTATCTCTACGAAGGCGCTTTATTAATTGCCCAGACAGCAGCGAGAAAAGCCTTATTAATGTATGAACACAAAGGCTTACGCAGCTTCCCTTTTGAGCATCATAACCGTTTATATTGGTTTGAACTAGATCTTGATCGTTATTATAAGCAACGTGACATATTAGATGATGAGAAGTCTGAACTCAGCGCAGATGAAAAGCGTGAGAAAGCATTAACAGAGTCGGCTTGCGTGACAGAAATTGCCTGCTGCCACCCTCAAGTACTCTATTACCAAGCTAATCCTGTAACTGATGAATCATGGTATTACTTTCGCGTTAACTTTCCACACGATGGCCAAGCAATAAAAAACACCTTCACCGGTTCCCAGGTCGCCTCTCCTTGTGAATTCAAAAAACGTCTACTTGCTGTTGCGCCAGGCGCTTTTTATACAGGAACAGGTACTCAGCTCGACCAATATTTAAAAACACAAATGGCCAACATCAAAATTGTCCAAACCATTGATCACGTTGGTTATAGTCGAGAACATCGCTGCTATGTGTTTGGTGATGTTGCCGTCAAAGACGGGACAATTTACGAGCTGAATGATGAGGATTTTTTTGATATCGGACGCTTAAGCATTAAAACCCTGAGCCAATCAGCCGCTTTGCACATCAACCGCGAGTTGACTGACTACCGTAGTGATTGGTTAGATAAAGTCTGGCAATGTTTTGGGGTTAAAGGACTGGTTGCATTATCTTTTTGGTTTGGTTCACTGTTTGCAGAACAAATACGCAGCTTGCACAAAAGCTATCCCTTTATCGAAATAGTGGGTGAACCTGGCGCAGGTAAATCGACATTAATTGAATTTATGTGGAAGCTATTCGGTCGTATTGACTATGAAGGTTTTGACCCCTCCAAGTCAACCCTTGCCGCGCGTGCACGAAACTTTGCGCAGGTCGCGGGTCTGCCAGTTGTCCTGATAGAAGCTGATCGTGAAGAAGATGCGGCCCATGCACGCGGTTTCGATTGGGACGAGTTGAAAACCGCTTATAACGGTCGTAGTGTGCGTGCCGTAGGTGTTAAAAATGCGGGAAATGATACCCGGGAACCCCCCTTTCGTGGTGCTGTGGTGATTAGTCAGAATAGTCCCGTCAACGCCAGCGAGGCTATCTTACAGCGGATTGTGCATGTCTATTTTGATCGCGCCACACAAACGCCGATTACGCGCAAAATGGCTGAGGAATTAGAGAAAATGCCAATTGAACAAGTATCTGGCTTTATTCTGAAAGCGGTTAAAAACGAAGCCAAAATCATGGATAATTTTTCTGCGAAGGTGGCCTACTATGAGCAACAATTGCAAGCATTACCAGAAATAAAAAATATGCGTATCGCCAAAAATCATGCACAACTGATGGCGCTTGTCGATGCTTTATCGCTGGTTGAGCCATTAAGTGCTGAACAAACAAAAATTACCCATCAATACATTGCCAGTATGGCGATTGCCAGACAACAGGCGATTAATTCAGACCACCCTGTCGTGCAAGAGTTTTGGGAAATGGTTGAATATCTTGATGGTGATATAGACGAACCCCGTCTCAATCATGCCATTAACAAGGACTTAATTGCGATCAATCTTAATCAATTTATACAGCTTGCTGCTGATCGACGTCAGCAAGTACCATCGTTAACAGATTTAAAGCGTCATTTGCGCACCAGCAAAGCATATAAATTCATGGAAATAAAAACCATGCGTTCCGCTCTTCGCGCACGTGAGCCTGCCAATAAATTTTTACCTGCGGCAGTGAAGTGTTGGGTATTTCAACGTTAAGCAAAAAGTTTTTGTATTTTAGTAACACGGAAAAATGATATGACAGAGACAGAAGTTATTAAGATTGCCAAAGCAATCGGCCAAACGATGGCAACAACTATAGCCCAGGAAATGGTTGTTCAAACTAAACCATCCTTGCCTTTATCCGTACAGCTTTGGAATCGTTCCAATTTAAGTGAATACTTAAGCAGGAAAAAAACGACACTAAATAAGCTAATTTGTCAGCCAGATTTTCCACCCCCAATTCGTTTGCCTTCTGAGCAAGGAAAAACTCAACCATTATGGCGAGCGACAGATATTATTAACTGGGTAGAGGCGCAGCAGCAACGGCCTGGTCGCCCTAGATCAGCATAACTATTAATCCAGTCTAGGGTCTGTTGACGTTTTGAAATAAGAGGTTGAAAGGGAGGAGCAAACTCGTAATATTGGAGTTCTGA